CATCAACATCAGCATTATAAACTTCTCTTACAGCTTGTCTCGCGTCATTAATAGCAGAAAACTCTTCGATAGAGTCAAAACTTTCTTTTTTACAGAAATAATAGCCAACAAAAGCAGCTATTACAAATAAAAAAATTAAATCTATATTTTCCATATATAATAATTAGATAATTATTATATATTTTTATATTAAAGATATTTTTCAATGGAATCAGGCATCTCTTTAATATCCATCTTGTAAAAATGTTTCATTTTATTAAATGTTTTAACATCCATAGGGTCGGTCATTTTAACCATTGTAATGGCAACACCCTTCTTATCAAAACGACCACATCGACCAATGCGATGTACATAAGTCTCTTTGTTTGGTGGTAAATCATAATTGATTACAAGATTAACTTGTGGAATATCAATACCACGAGATAGCAAATCAGTAGTGAGTAATAGACGAGTCTTACCATCTCGAAATTCTTTTACTACATTATCACGTTCGGTTTGTCCCATATTACTATGAATCACAGTAATGGGGAAATTGTTTTGTTTCAAGTTCTGTTCCAACCATTCTACCTTTCTAATTGTATTGCAAAAAATGATTGCTTGTGAGGTTGAAACCAAATTATACAAATCTAACAATGTATCAAATTTAAGTTCTTCTGTTTCAACATCTAAATAAAATTGACTAATTAGATCAACAATTACCTCATTATTTTTCAACAACACTTTAATCGGTTCGTGCATAAATTTTTTACTAGCATTAAATACATTAATTGACATTGTTGCTGAAATTAATACTACTTGAATTCCTGCAGGTGCTCTATCAAATAAATTTTGCATCTTTTCACAAATTCCTTCTGACAACAATTCATCAGCTTCATCCAGTACAATAAACTTGAGTTTATGTACATTAATTTTTTTCTCATTAATCATATGATGAATTCTACCAAGTGTACCAACTACCATACTAGCCACTTTAATATCTTGTCTTGTTTGGTTAACATCAGTACCACCTGTACACTTTGCAATTTTAAAATTTGTATATTTTGTTAAATTAGATGCTACATCATATACCTGTGTTGCAAGTTCACGGGTTGGTGTAATTACTAGACCCTGACACGCTTTCTCTTCAGATTCTAATCGATTCATAACACCTAGTAAATAAGTAGCTGTTTTACCAGTACCTGATTGTGATTGAAGAATGCAATCTCTTCCTGTATTAATACTACCAATACCCTTTATTTGAATTTTAGATGGTTGGGTAAAACCATGTAAATACACACCTTTTAACAGATGTTCATTTAAATTGAGACTATCAAATGTCTCTAGTTGTAAATCGTCGTTATTCATTTTAATATATAATATTATAGACTCTTTAAACAGTTTTATTAATCCAAAAAAATTGATATAAAAAGCTATTGTTATACAATCTTATATATATTTAATGTCTAGCGCAAATTCAATTAATTCTACAACTATGTTTTCAAACTTTCAACCCGAAAAGCTCAGCTTTACAGAACTTGAAGAGAATCAACGTTCTAAAGGACAACGAATTGCATATCCTCGTTATGATACGATTGATGGTCCTCTACTAATTCAATTCCCTTGGTTCCATATTGATTGTATGGGTGTTCCAAGTGTATGCGAATTTTATCCAGATGATTCAAAAAGAGATTTTATTAAGATTCCTCTTAATCAAAATATTCCAGAAGTCAAACAACTTACTGAAAAACTGCAAGCTCTAGACCAACGTCTAGGTAATCATGCTATGCGAGAAAAATTAATGGGTGATAAAGCAAACAAGTATGAATATCAACCTGTGATTCGTGTACAAGAAGATGTACCTCAAAGTAAAGATAGTAAATACAAACACCCTTCTTATCCATTTTATATGAAGTTAAAGCTTGATACAACTTATCCTGATTACAAGATTAAAACTCCTGTGTTTCTTTCAGAAGCAAAAGAAGTTGATGGTAAGCAAAAACGTATTCGTACTAAGACTGAAGTAACTACAATTGATGAAATGGCTAAACAAGTTTGGCTCAGTAAGATTCGTCCAATTGTTCGACCAGTTAAACTTTGGGCACAACCACCAAATAAGAAGGGTGCAAGTTATGGTGTAACATTTAAGGTTGTTCGACTTGAAGTTGAACCAAAGAAGGGTAGTGGTAACAATCTTCAAAAGTATATGGAATCAGATACATTTCTTGATTCTGATGATGAAACACACGATGAAGAAAAACAAAGTCTTTCTTCAACTATGTCGAAGAATGAACCAGTAGTAAAGAAAACTAATGTTGATTCTGATGAAGAATCAGATGATGTTCCAGTAAAGACTGTACCAGTATCAAAATTAAAAACTCCTGTAAAAACTGTCGAAGTTGATTCAGATGAAGAATCTGATGATGAACCAGTAACTCCAGTTAAAAAAGCTGTTGTAAAAAAAGTTGATTCAGATGATTCAGATAATGAACCAAAGGTTACAAAATCAAAGAATAAATTTACAGTTTCAAAGTCTAAAAAAGCAAATATGTGATATCATTTGTCTAATTAATTTATAAAATTATTTAAGGATTATTTTAATAATAGTTATATATGAATTGTCAAGAACCTCTTAAAATTAGTTCTATTGATTTTAGTAAAATGGTATATCCAAAACAGAAACAAACTCAAAATAAAAAGATTATTTTAATTAAAATGAATGATAAAAATAGACTTAAAAATTTTGTGTTTCAAACACCAACATTATTAAATATTAATAAACCTGAAAATGCAAATGGTTATGCAGAAATTGAATTAGCATTTATTGGAAAAGAACAAAAGAAAGTAGATAAATTTATTAAATTTTTAAATGAATTGGAAAATAAATTAAAGAATGATGCAATTTACAATGCAACAAATTGGTTTAATTTAACCGGTAATAATGATACAATTAATTTTCAAAAAATAGTGCGTGAATCAGTTGAATATAAAAATGGTACATTTAAGGTTAAAATTTTAAAAAATTCTGATTTTGAAACAATCCTACAATTAGATAACTCTAAAAAAATCAAGTTACAAGATGTACCTGAAAATTCTTGGTGTAAAATGATATTAGAAGTATATGCAGTTTGGATAAATTCAAATAATGACTTTGGTATATTTTTACGTCCAATATTAATTTCTTTTACTGCTCGTGAAGATGTATATAATTATCGATTTGTTGAATCTGATGAAGAAGATGAAGATGATATACCAGATACTGAAATTAATAATAATGTATTTGTAACATTAGATAAAGATATTATTAGTCAACTTACTCAAGATGAAGATACCACCGATATAAATATATCTATTTTAAATACTATTAACTTGGGTAAATCAAAATTTAGTAGCTCTAGTAGTTCAGAAGGTTTAGGATTAGATGCTGAAACATCAGAAGAATCATAATTAGATTTAAAGAGATTCTTACTATAATATATATATATATTTCCTTTGTGAATAAATGATAGAATCTACAAAATTAAATCAGGAAGTTTTAAAAAATATGCAAGTAAGTTCTCAAGAAAATATGATCTTGAAATCCCTTGAAAAATTTTATGAAGATGATAATAATATAAAATTATTTATACCAATTATAAATTCTGAATCAAATATTTCAATTAGATTGATAGATCATTTTGTTACAAAATATTCAAAAAATAATAAAATAAATTTTAAATTAAAAGAAAGTGAAATAGAACAACAATTTAATGTTCATATATCATATAAACAACAATTAAAAGCATTTCAGAAAAAACATTTTGATCCATTTAGTAGAGGTGATAGAATACCATATTTTATGAATAATACTTGCATTATAACAACAATAGGTCAACTAAATTTTTTTAAATGGTTTATATCAAAAAAAATTTATGATTATATAAAAGACCATCATAATATTATAGAAATGGATATGAATAAAAAGAATAAAATAGATAAACGAAAACCAAAAAAAGATATTAGAATTAAAAAAAAGAAATTATATACAAATATACAACAAAATCAACCTTCATATAACAATAAACCAATATATATGAATTTAAGTGATCGTAAAACAGACAAAATTGTCGTTTCATTTACATTTAATTAATCAATTTTTAATATCATTGATAAAAAAATTGATTAATTAAAATATTAGTTTCAATTGTTATATTATATTAATGCCCAAAACTAATAAGAAGGTAAATGTTTTAAATGAAAAGCCCTTTAAGAAAGAAGACTCTGAAGATGAACCTGAAGAAAAACGTTGTTTTTCTTCAGCTACTTTATTAGGAAAAAGCCGTGCTTCTACTAAAACTATTTCTAAAACTATTTCTAAAAAGAAAATTCAACCAGATACGGAATCTGATGATGAAGATTTTAAAACAGAATCAGAATCCGAAGATGAACCTGTTTCTAAAGTGAGTACTAAAAAACCCAATGATTCAGATGAAGAATCTGAAGATGAACCTGTTGCTAAACCTGTTTCTAAAGCGAGTACTAAAAAACCCAATGATTCAGATGAAGAATCTGAAGATGAACAACAAGTAAAAGAAATGATTTCAGATGATTCAGATGAAGAATCTGAAGACGATAAAGTTACTAAATCTAAAAAAATAAAAGAAACATTTGATATTGTAAAGAATCGTATTAAATCTCGAAAGCTAGAGATTAAAAATCTTTACAAAACAAAGAGTGACCAACTTAAGGGTCTAAAAGAAACAGAAGTTAAGATTAAAGAGATGGAACGACTTCAACGTACAGATTATGACCAACTTGAAAAATCACATGAGTATGATTTAAAACGTGTTCGTAGTGAAAAACCAAAGCGTAAAGGTAATGTAAATGGTGGTTTTAATAAAGAACAACCAGTTCCTGAAATTCTTCGAAAATTTCTAAATCTTGCAGATGATGTAACTATGCCAAGACCTAAAGTTGTAGCAGCTCTTCACAATAAGTTTAAGGAATTACAATTAAAAGATAAACAAATGACTAAGATTGATATGAAAACAGCAACTAAACTAGGGCTTGAAAGTCCTGTTGATATTCCATTTGGAAAGTTTCAAACTTGGTTAGCATCATTCTATCCAAAAGATGAAACTAAAATACAAGTTGATGTGTAATTAATCTAATGTAATTAGTCTAATTGTAAACTAGACATTCTAGATGATTTTCCTTTAATAATATTATATATATTCTTAAATTCATCTTTACCCATTTCTAATATTATTTGTAATAATTCATTATAACTATTATTTAATATAAATTTATTTATATCATTTGATAAACTATATCTGAATAATAAATATTTTAGGATATAATAAGAAAATGCAGGAGTATTTTGTTTAATTAATATATTATTAATATTAGTCCATGTTCCTAATCCTAAATATATATTCATTTGTATCGCTTGATTTCTAATAAATATATATTCTATTTCTAATAATTTCTTTATTGGATAATTACTAATAATAGATAAATAAATTAAATGATAATATATTCCTTTAAAATCAGTTATAGCTTCATGATATGATGTTTCTGTAGATTTTAAATCCAAATGTACATTTTCAAACTTGTGATCCAAATCATAGAAATGTACTAACTCATGAAATAATACTTTCTCACACTCCTCTTTTCTCCATATAAAAATTATATTTTTTCTGAAATCAGTATAACCACTATTTGCTGTAGTAATATCCACAATATTATTATCTGTTGGAAATTGTTTTTCTAATCCTGTTAATATAAGATATATATCTAATTTAGTTTTTTTATTTGTTTTCATTTTAAAATATTCTATAAAATAGACAATATAATTTATTCTATTTAATAATCCATATCCTCTTATAATAATCCTAATATTATCCCATTCTATTAAATAAGTTGAATCCAAATTATCTAATTCTTTCATTACATTAGTACTATCAACCCAATCTGTTTTTGCATATTTAGTAATATTTTTTAAGAAAAGGTTATTATCTACCTTCCCTTTTCTAATTTCAATAGGATTATTAGTAATAATTGATTTTATAAACTTGCAAATATTTTCTCTCTCTTTTTTAATCAATTCTAATAATTTTGTATCTTCTGATATTTCAATTGGATTTTTTTTATATTCTTCCATATATTTTATAGTAAAATTAGACCATTTCATTTATATATATCTATATATTTTAATAATTTATATCAAGAAAAATGTATTCTTAATAATTCCTCTCTTTGATTTGTATCTTCATAATTTAAACATAATTTTATTGCCATATTACAATCTGCATTTGGTATTTTAACATAGAATCCATCTCGACTTGCTATCCATCTAACATTAAATGTATCTTCTCCCATATCACAATTAATATCTATTCCATAAACCATCTCATAAAGTGACATTGATTGTTCAATTAAAATAACATTATCATCCCATATTAAATTATTAGGAAGAATTAATCTTATAATCAAGTCACCGTAATCTTCACCTACAATATCTCCTGCACCATAAAATACAACATATGGTGTTGTAACATCAAAAAGAAATGTTTGTGTATCTAATGTATCATTTATTTTTCTTTTAATTTTTATTTTTCTTTTACATTTATTTGTTATATCACCTAATTTAATAGATAGTTCTAATCTAATATCATAAGAATTTATATTTTGAAGACTGATTGGTAATGTATAATAATATTCTGCACACATTTCATCATATAATTCTATATCAGATTCTGAACAGTTTATCGTATTATTGAACTGTTTCTTTGGAACAATCCCATTCTTTATTAAATTAAATAATTCTTTTACATTTATTGATTTAAAAAAATTCATAATATTCTTTTGTATATAATCAATGTCTTGACTTGTAATACCATAATGATTTAATTCATTAATATCAATTGTATCTTTTATAATCTCAGATACAGCTTCATCTGTATTACCTTGCTTAAATAAATTAATAATCTTATCCAAGTATTTTAAGAATCCATCTTTTTGTATATCATTCATTCTATGATATTCTGCTCGAGATTTATCATTAATTAAAATCTCATAAGCAGACTGAATTTTTTGAAACTTTTGACTCGCATTAGGTGATTTATTTTTGTCGGGATGATAAATTTTAACAAGTTTATGATAAGCTTTCTTAATTTCAATCTCAGATGCATTAGATTTTATTTCTAATATGTCATACAAATCCATTTTTATTAATAATAATAAATAAGCCTTTACATACCTTAATATTTATACTCATGAAGATTTTTTGTAACATTATGAAAATGCATACTTAAAGTGAATAATTAAAACAAAATCTAAATTTTATTTATTAACTTTCTTAACAACTTTTTCAAAACCAATAATATTATTATCAGTATCTAAATATTCATTAGTACCTTCATCATAAACAATATATGAATCTAATGTATTATTTTCATTAGTATAAATAATTTTATTAAATTGTTTAGATAGGAATGCACAATTAAATATAATACTTTTAAGTGTATCAAAATCAATTTTATATAATTCCTGTTTTCCTCTGACTATATTTTTAGCTGTAAAAACTTTAGTACAATCTTCTACTTTCTTAGGTTCATCTATAAGCATAATAAACTTAATATCGGGATGTTTATCTTTACCAGTAGCATAACTATATAATCTTTTACGTATATCTTTAGAACGCCCAACTTTAAAAATATTTTTATCTTTATTAGCTAAAATAATATAAATACATTTTTTCCCTTTAGCCATTTTATTTATATTATTAGCAAAGTGTTGTCTATAATATTCAATAAATTTTCTTAAAGTAATAAAGTAGTCTCTTACTGCATTACCTTTTTCACTTTTTGAGGTCATACATACTTTTTCAAAACCATCAAATGATAAATAATAAAAAGTATGTTGAGTATTTTTTACTTTTTTATTATCTAATTTTTTTATAATATAGTCTTGATTTAATACAAAACGTAACCTTAATCTTTCATAAAAAAATCTCTCACTATCTAATTCTAAATATTTAATAACTTTTAATGCATCAATTCCAAACTTATTTGTTTCACACATTTCATAAAATTTATAGTATTCATCAATAAATTTATTAGAAATAGCAGTATAAGTTTTGAGGAAATTTTTCAAACTAATATTATTGGTCATATATTATGATATAGAAAATAGTTTTAGATATACAGTATGATACTGTATATCTAAAACTAATATATTTTTTTATTAATTTTAAGATTTATTTTTAATTACATGATAATATGTAGCACATTTATATTTATTTTTTTCAACTCGCTTTGAAGTTTTATGAGGTTCTAATTTATAATTAAACTCTTTAAGAATATATTTAATTAGTGAAAACCAATATCTTTTAACATTTATATTTACAAAACATGTCCATTTTCCACATATGAAATATTTACGTACATGCTCCATTATACCAATAATATCATTTTGTTTCTGTATGTTATTATCTAAATTATCTAAAAAAAACTTATTATTATTTTCATTTACTTCTAGAATTCTAAATACTTCTTGCAAGATTTCTTCTCTTTCTTTTTGGTATTGAAAAACTGTTTTTGGCATATTATAATATACTATAAAATTATTTATCTAAATTAAAAATATGAATAATACTAACTAAATAAGAGTACAGTAAATTAATCTAATTATAATTGTTATAGGCATTATTTGGGCTTGACATCATTTATCACCTTACTTTTTCTATTATTAGATTTTTAGGGGATGTAACTAGGTATAAAGGAAAAATATATATCATATATATATGGAGAATAACATTTTTTTAAAACAAAAAAAAGATAAATATAATCCTGATATTATGAATAAATTTAATACCATTGATATTGAAAGAACTCTAACTGAATTTAATCTATCTAATACAATATATAATCCAATAACTGGTATCATACCAAATAAAATTAATGATAGTAAAGATTTAGTATTACAAAAAGATAATATATTAAATAAGACTGATATTATGAATATGATTAAAACTAAAGAAGCTGAAAGAATATCACAGGATACTGAATATAAACCTCTTAAAACAAAAGTAGTTAATAATAATACATCTAATAATACACAAACTAATGTACAAAATAATTATATAGGAACATTTGAAGATATGAAACGAGGTGTTGTAAAACAAAAACCCCAAGATAAAAATTATAATAATATTCTTGATGGACTTAAAGACTTGGGAATAATTAAATTATAATGGAGGTTTCTGAATCTATATTAGATTCTATTCTCAATAAAATGAATAATATTAAAAATAAAATAGAAAATATGAATCATTATATGATTGATAATAATATAAATATAAAATATTTAGAGGAATTATCTAAATTTTCAATTCAAATAAATAATTTAGAAGCAATATGTGAAGATATGTATGATGAATATATATTACAATCTAAAACAGAAATATTATCAAATCAAGATAAAATGGTTCAAAAAAATTTAATAATAAATAAAAAAGTTCAAGATATATTCATGCCCTATATATTATATATGAATATTTTGCTACAAAACAAACATTAGTTTGAAAAAAATAAATAAAAAAATCTAATAAATATAAATGAGTGATTTAAATGAAAATATAAATTCATATTATCCATCAATAGATAAAATATTATTAGATAATTTATGTAAAAATCCAAATTTAAAAACATTATTATTATTATCTACCGAGACTAATGTGAATATATTTAATAAGAAAAAGAATAAATGGGAATTAAAACCAAATAATAAAATATTAAAAGAGTGTGAACAATCTAAAAAAAAAGAAGTTAAAGTATCATCATCTATGTTATCAAACTTGGCAAAATTAAACTCATCATCAACTGATGTTACTAATATTTGTCATTCATTAGAGAATAAAATCACAAATATTGACAAAATGATAGATTGTGTTAATACAATCGGCCCCTTAAAAGAAGTATCCACTCGATGTAAAGAAAATTTATCAGAATCAAGTGATAGCTTTATTGAATGTTACAGTAATTGTTAGCAAATTATTGATAGCTAATTAGAATATTCTTTAATAAATTGTTTAATTCCTTCAATATTACGTTCTCCAACATATTCAATAACTTTATTTTTTGTTTTTAACATTAATGTGGGAAATCCTTCAACATTATATTTTTTTATAATAGATTTATCTTTATCAGCATCATATGCAATGAAATTAACTTTTCCTTTCATATCTTTCTGTAAAATATCCCAAGATTCCTTAAAATTAATACAATGAGGACACCATTCTGCTTTAAATAAATATAATGTATTATTATCGCTACCACCTTTCATTATGTATTGCTGCTTCTTTAATTTCATATACTTAGCTTTGTACTTTAGATATTTATTTTCATAAATATCTAAACTAGGCACAATGCTTTTAGCTGTTGCGTACTTCATATATTTATTTTCATTGTCAAACATTTATATATATATATATGATTATAGATAAATATTTTTTATAGTATTAAATAATGAATAAAAATACTTTATTATTAATAATTGTTCTTATTTTATTTTCAAATAAATTATGGAATATAATTTGGGATATGGGGAAAGGATTATTATATATTTTAATTTTAATACAAGGTCTAAAATATCTCAATATACCACTTGGTAATACTATTAAAGATTTAACAAATAATATTATAAATTATAATCCTGATAAAATTAAACAAGTTGCATCCTCATTTTCAAAAGAGTTATTAAACTCAAAATCAATGCCTGAAACTATATTTTCAAATAAGAAATTTGATGTTAGTTTTGATGATGGTATAAATGATAATCGAAATTTCTTTGGACGTACTAATACAAATAGAAAATTAAATAGTTAATTTTTAAAATATAAACAATAAGCATGAGTTAATAGAACTTTTAATTTTTCTTGAGATAAAATTTCAGAAATATTACTATCATCAAAGAGATACCACTTATCATTATATTTTCCTATATATACATAATGACCACCATTCATATTACCATAATGAATTATAGCTCCTTGTAACATATTATTATGTCGCCATTCTAATGGAATATCAATTGGTTGATTTATCTTTTGTACTCTGAATCCAGTTTGTTTGAATCTTTTCAATATAATGATAAGATGAGAAGGCCATATATCAATTTGTGTTCTTTTGGAAGCAATTCTTTTAGCTTTACATTTATCACAATAATACATATTATCTGATTCTAATTTATCTTTGGAACGATGAGAACGATACAAATCATCTAATTCCTTATATTCAGGTTCTATATCTAAAAATAAAATATTGCTAATCTCTTTATTATTAACAATATTTAAACATTCTCTTAATTTACATTTAATTTTAATATTCATATGTATTCCATAAATAGAATTAAGTAGTGATGAATCTTTTATTTCATCATTAATAATATCAAGTAAATAGATTACAAATTCAGATGAGTCGTGTTGATATGTTCCCTGAAACATTTTATGTCTTTCTTCAACAATAGTTTTAATATTAGATGGATTTAAGGAACCGTTTGATGAATTATGATATTCATCATAAAAATTTGCTATTATTCTTAATGTTTCAGAATGATTTGAATGTTTTAAAACAAGTTGATATAAATCCTTATTTTGAAGTAACATTTGAAGACCTGCATTAAGATAACAAGTATTACCAATATTATTAAGACCCTTCATTACGATGATAAATAAATTAGTTTTTAAATAAAATTATTTGTATAGTTGACTAATAAAATTTATCTGATAATTTTGTCAATATATTTCTTATCACATACCTAAAAGTTTTTCTCTCTTAATTATAATATTTCTTTTATATAAAGTTTTTATAACAATTTCACTAAATAGTAAATCGTAGTTTTGCTAATATTATTTGTTAAAAAATTATTTGTTAAAAAATTATTTGTTAAATAAAAGTTTAATAATTTACAATCTATTTAATTATTATTAACAATATTTCCTATATTATAATATATATTAATGAGTACATATACACAACCTATGTTAGATTTTATAAATGAAGCCTTGGCAGGAACGAATGTTAACGAATTAATTAAAAAATATAGTTTTACAAATAATGAAAAGGCACAATTTAAAGATATGATAAATCAACCTAATAAAATACAAAAAATTATGGATGAAGCCGAAGTTGAAGCCAAGAAGAAAGCTGCTAAACAAGCTGAGAAGAAAGCCGAATTAGAAAAAACTGCCGCTAAACAACGTGAAGCTGCTAAACAAGTAGAAGCCGCTAAACAAGTAGACGCTGCTAAACAAGTAGAAGCTGCTAAACAAGCTGAGAAGAAAGCCGAATTAGAAAAAACTGCCGCTAAACAACGTGACGCTGAGGTTGCTAAACTTGCTGCTAAAGTTGAAGCTGATAGATTAGCTGTAGCCGAAGCTGCTAAACAAGCAGAAGCCGCTAAACAAGTAGACGCTGCTAAACAAGTAGAAGCTGCTAAAAAAGCTGAAGCTGCTAAACAAGCAGAAGCTGCTAAACAAGCTGAAGCTGCTAAACAAGCAGAAGCTGCTAAACAAGCTGAAGCTGCTAAACAAGCAGAAGCTGCTAAACAAGCAGAAGCCGCTAAACAAGCTGAGAAGAAAGCCGAATTAGAAAAAGCTGCCGCTAAACAACGTGACGCTGAGGTTGCTAAACTTGCTGCTAAAGTTGAAGCTGATAGATTAGCTGTAGCCGAAGCTGCTAAACAAGCAGAAGCTGCTAAACAAGTAGAAGCCGCTAAACAAGTAGACGCTGCTAAACAAGTAGAAGCTGCTAAAAAAGCTGAAGCTGCTAAACAAGCAGAAGCTGCTAAACAAGTAGAAGCTGCTAAACAAGCTGAAGCTGCTAAAAAAGCAGAAGCTGCTAAACAAGCTGAAGCTGCTAAAAAAGCAGAAGCTGCTAAACAAGCAGAAGCCGCTAAACAAGTAGACGCTGCTAAACAAGTAGAAGCTGCTAAAAAAGCTGAAGCTGCTAAACAAGCAGAAGCTGCTAAACAAGCAGAAGCCGCTAAACAAGTAGACGCCGCTAAACAAGCTGAAGCTGCTAAAAAAGCAGAAGCTGCTAAACAAGCTGAAGCCGCTAAACAAGCTAAAGCCGCTAAACAAGCAGAAGCTGCTAAAAAAGTAGAAGCTGCTGAAAAGGCTGCTGCTATTCAACCCGTATCATCACTAAATAATCTCAATGCACTTATTAACACTAACTCAAATGTTAATCAACAAGCTCAACAAAATGCTGAAGTTAAATTAAAAACTGATGCTAAAACTGCTCAATCAGCTATTGAAGCTAAAAAGATAGTTGATCCTAAAGTTGCTCAACAAGCTAATGAAACTAAGAAGACAGAAGAAGCAAAAAAGACATATGAACAAAAGAAAAATAATACCTTAGATGCAAAAAATAAATTAGATGCAGCCAATGTAGAACAAGAAAAAAATAAGAAAACCCTTCAAGCTGCTATTACCACAGCAAACACTGCTAACAAAGATTTGAACGCAGCTCAAGAAAAAGCTGCTAAAGATGCTCAAACTGCAGCAGGTAAAAATAAACCTACTAATGCACAAATAGAAGCTGCTAACAAACAAAATAAAGTAGGTACTTTTAAAGACGCAAATGCTAAAGCAAATACTGATAAATTAAAAGCCGAAACAGCTATAAAAACTCAAGAAGAAAATATTAAACTTAAAACTAAATTATTAAAAACTGCTCAAGATGAAGAAAAAGTAGCATTGAAAGCGGCAGGAATGACGGGAGGATTTTTAAATAATTTAAGTAAATTATGGTTCTAAAATTCAATAAAATTATTAAATTGATCTAATATATATTGACGTCTTTCCGTATAATGTACATTTATAACATTTTTGCGATACATATATATATTTATTACTAAGAGATATTTATATACATCATCTTCTACTATTACATATTTATTCAATTTTATTAAATATGTATTATAATTATATTTATATGTGTATATATTATTTCTAAGTAAATAATTAATTGCAATATTTAGAGAATTTTTTAATTCATCCATCTAATATAAAGGTGATATTATATTATAAAAAAATTGATAATTAGTAATATTATATATAATATTATTAAATCTAATGCCTATTAAATTTAAGCTAGTTGGTCAAACCAGTAATAAGAAATATTATGAAATTACTGATAATTTTGAAGGTCCTATAAATTTAAATCTATTGCAAGAATTATTTAAATTTCACGGATTAGATTCAAATGAAATTGAAAAAGTTCGATTTATTATAGATTCAGAACAAATTAAAAACTCTGAAAATTCTTATAATATTAAAGCAGATGAATATAGAGGAATTTTTGTATTTACATCTGAAATAGAAATTCGGACTAAACTACAAGAAATTTTTATGAAAAATGGAAAGGAAATTGATACACAACAACAAACTTCGCCTCGACAAATTTCACATCAATCAGTTATACAAACTGTCATACCATTAGAACAATTTGAACCATTAACAAATAACAATTTCGGCAAAGTCCAAGTTGTTAATGAACCTTATCTGACTTTATCAGAGAAGCTAGATTCTTCAACTATATTGAAGAATGAACCTGTGGAAAAACAGAGTTTTTCCTCAGCTACTTTATTAGGAGAAAGCAAAGCTTTTCCTAATAATGAACCTTATCTGACTTTGTCAGATAAGCTAGATTCTTCAACTATGTTGAAGAATGAACCTGTTATGACTCCTGAAATTATTGATACGATGAATAAAAAAACTGTTAATCTATTTAGTCAACCTGATTTTAAAACTCTATTAAATATTTTTCTAACAAATCCAGGAGTTATTCGAGATTTTAGTAAATATGTTCAACATTGTGATATTATAGTGGATAGTAATAATAATAGTTGGGAAGAACTTTCAATAGAAAAACAAATAGAATATAATCATTTGGCAGATAAATTAGAAGAGTTTAACTTAGGAAAACCTCGGGAACTTTTATTATCTCGTCTTGTAAAATATTCAGGACATTTAAATCTAACATTACGTTCTATTCTATCAGAATAATTTATTTTATAAAACAATTTATTTTATAAAATATTAAATTAGATTTTATAATTATTTTATTATATTTTTGGTACACATGCTAATTATAAAAATTGTGAGAACTCTTTTTCAAAAAATAATATTTTTGAAAAACGAGACTCGGTCTTTTTATTAGTAAAATGCATAGCGATTTCACTAATAAAAATTGATACGCTGCAATATGTATAATTTACTCGTAAACTCGTAAATTATAAAAATTGAATTAATGTTATATAAATATATATTTATTATATTATTAATGACAACTAAAACTGTTAAAGATGAACGTGGTAATTGGGAAGTTAGTTTCTTTCAAAAAGAATATAATCCAAATCAAGAAGCTTATTTGAAGATATCAATGAAACCAGAAAATGGTTTCAATCCAGAGAATATACATGATTATATATCCCCTCAAATTTCAAAAGAAGAGCAACTAGTAGAAAAAAAGAAAAGAAATGAACCATTAAAGAAAACAGATGAAATTATTCTTTCTAATTATTTGATGAAAGAAGAATCAAAGCGTATAGCTGATATTGAGGCAATTAAAACATCTGGTTTCAGTGCTCGTGTTACAACAAATGAGGGAAGAACAAGATTGTTACTCTACACTTTAAAATATCATTTATCTAAAAATAATACCCGAGATGTTGCAAATATTTATTTCCGTTTAATGGAAGACCAATTTATAATTACACCAGAAATAAATACAGAATATTCAAAAGAACTTGCTAAAATGAAAACTATTATTGAAACAATGGGGCATTTTGAATTAGTAAGATTACAATTTAATGATTTTCATTCACAAATGCCTCCTCTTAATATCAAAGGATTTCGAAAATTAGATCCTTGGCAAATTGAAGTAATTAAAAATATTGATGAAGGTGTATCAACAATTGTTAATGCTCCAACCTCTGCTGGTAAATCTGTATTATCCGGTTATGCTACTACTAAAGGTAATATTCTTTTTGTAGTTCCAACTGATGCTCTTGCTTGGCAAATGTCAGCTTATTTTGGAAATATTATTGGAACAAATGTACCTATTTTAACTGCAACTTATCAAACATTTCCAAAGCGTTATGAGATGATTGAATGTCTTAACAAGTCACGTGTAATTGTTGGCACAGCCGATAGTATTATTAAATATCTTCCATATATTAAAATTAAGATTGATTGGGTGGTATTTGATGAAATTCATATGATTGGTAAAATGGAGGGTAGTGCAATGGAACAAATTGCAAAATATCTAACTAATATACCTGTTTTGGCATTATCTGCTACGATTGGTAACACAGATGAATTAATAACTTGGTTTCAAAAAATTTCACCCCTTCAACCAATAAAAAAAGTTATTTGTACAAAACGTTTCTTCAATTTACAACGTTACTATTATGATAATATAACAAATAGTATGGTAACATTAAATCCATTAGCTCTGGTAGAAGAACAACATATTGCAGATGGTAGTATTATGATGAAATCATTACAACCAACTCCTCCAGATGTTTGGGACTTGGCAATTAAAATTAATGATATTATTCCTAGTACTAAATTACATCCATCAAACTATTTTTTAGAAAATATACGAATTGAGTTAGATGAAGCAATTAAATACTATTATGATATGATACAATATTTAGTAGAAGAATATAAAACACATCCTGAAATTGTAATGAAAGTAATTAATAGTTATAAATATAATAGTATTGAAAATCATACATTCGATTTAGTAAAATTAGCATTTAAACTAAAAGAAGATAATAAAACTCCAGCTATTATATTTCAAAAAAATACAAGTGCTTGTAAACGTATGGCTCGTGAGTTTGCAAAGAATCTTGAACAACTTGAAAATGCTGCTCATCCAAAGTTATATCAAGAACGTTTGCGTCTTATTAAGGCTGCTGGTCGTCAAGAAAATGGAAAGAAAGATGAAAGCATTGTAGATGCAAATAGTAATAAAGCCTTAAAACAAATGTTAGGAAAAACAAAATTGAAGAAAGATGGATATGGTATATCAACTATTAAGAAAGAATCTGAAACTATTGTTCCACCAGCTTTACAAGAGCCTCATAGTGATTTCATTTTAAATTCAATTCAATACTTTTCTGAGTCCACAGTAGAAGGTTGGGCAAAAGATTTGAAAAAATATTTTGAAAATTCTGGTGACTTTTATCATTTTATGATTAAATTATTATGGCGCGGTGTTGGAGTCTATGCAAAAGGATTACCTGACCCATATTTGCGACTTGTTCAAACATTAGCTTGTATGAAACAACTTGCTATTGTATTTAGTGATAAAGAACTTGTATTTGGTGTAAGTATGCCATTTAGAACAGTTGTAATTACTCGTGATGATAAATTAATTGATGATATGGATGCAATGACATTTCATCAAATGTCAGGACGTGCAGGACGTCGTGGTTTAGATAAAGAAGGTAATGTTGTATTTGCTGGTTATTCTTGGGAACGAATTAAAGAGTTATCAATTAGTACTACACCTATTGTATTAGGAATGAATCGTGTTAATTATGCACTCATTCAAGCCAATATGATATCAGAACAATATGATACAAAACAAAATTGGGAAAATGTTGGTATTAATTATCTTGATAAAAATATTACAGATGAAGATGCTATAGAATTTATGGAATCTATTAAATCAAATTACAAAGGAGGTTGGTCCCTCTCAATGAAAGAAGATATTAATCATCTTCATATGAATTGGGAATTTCGTGATAATGAAGAATGTATATTAGTATCTTATTTACTTCCTTATTTACGTCGTGCATTTGAGTTGCGAGACCATACTAAGGAAAAAAATCAAACTGATTTGGCACATTTTTTATGTCGATTCATTTCAACAGTAGTACCATCATCAGATGAAAATATTATGAAAGACCCTGAAATTATGGCAGCATCTCCATATAATATGATAAAATCAGAATTAGAAGATTTACAATTAGATGTATTAGGGCAAGTAGATGATAAATTATATCAATCAATTCAAATGAATTCTATTTATAAATTAGATTCAGAAGATGAAACTGATATTTTAAGAAATCGATTATTAGAATTTGGAGAAAAACTTAAATGTATTCAACATTATTTCTTTCATTCAAAAATTGTTGGAATGAGTAAATTAATGGGAAAATTATTTACTCGTATCTGGTGGATTTATCATTCAAGCTCACCGATTAGTAAACCATTGGAAACATATGACAATGAATGATTTAATTCATTCTATTAATTTATTATGTATAATAATATAATGACAATTCTTATTCTTATTAATTAATTCTATTTTAAAATAATTTTTTTCTAAATTATTTTATAATGACAACAATTTATGGTTCGGTTGGATATTTCTTATTAAAAGGACGTAATAATAAAATATTACTATATGCAGATAAACACGATGATAATATTGGGTGCGATAATACTACTGATATGGCTGGCTGGATGAAAACAAAATTTACTTCTAGTAATATTATTTTAGAAGAGGTCCCTCGTAATAATGAATCTAAATTGGAAGAGTTGTGGCCTACTTCATATCATACACAAAATTTAAAGAACTTATATCTTGAGAATCCGAATATAATAAAAGGGATTGATATTAGAACTTTTTTAATTCCCTATAGTTGGGAATTAGATGGAACAGAAGAACAACGTACTATTACTTTATTAGAATATATGAAAAAAATAGACGAGTTCTTTTCATTGAAGAACGAATATTGTATCAAAACCTTACCAATCTATAAAAATTTACAACATACATTAAAAGGAAAACATTTTATGAGACTCAAAAAGAATTTTAAGAATTTCCTAAATAAACACCAATCATTATTAGGAGAAACAATACATAATATTAAACAAAATAATATTAGTGTATTAAATGAAGTAAATGAGATTCTTGATAGTATAATGGAATGGTATACTATTGCCAATATAGATGATAATCGTAATAATGTGATTCACGTAGGTTTAGCTCATTCTGAAAAAATAGTGGAATGGTTAACATCGCATTATAAATATATGATAGAAATGGAACAAGGAATAAATTATATGAAATATTTAAATAGTAATTTATCTGGATGTGTAAAATTATCACACGAAATAGATACACAATTTGGTGGTAACAACGGATTCATATAAATAGTTTAGTTTTATTTTTTATCTACTCTATTTATAATGACTTCTTTCGAATCTGAAGATGTTAAAAAACTAGTTACAATGATTGTAGATGATAAAAATTTTACATCTCGCATTGAAGAATATATTAAAAATATGATGAAAGACGGACAGATTGATTATCAAGATGTACCCGAAATAATTATGATGATTATGGATATATATGGAACTATTAAAGAATCTCAATTAATACCAGCTGATGAATTACCAGAATTTATAAAAACCCTATTTAATATTATTGTTAAGAAATACAATCTTATTGCAGATGATAAAAGACAAGCAATGGACCCCTTAATAACGGGTGCTATTAAACTAGTTTTATTAATTCCACGTATCAAGAAATCTTGCTGTTCTTGTTTTTAAGCATTTTATTATAAACATTAATTTATGATACAACTGAAGAATATCCCAAACAACTTAAGAAAGTTTTAAGATATGATATTGATAAAGATATTTTTGATATTAAACAAGATTTAATAAATAACACCTTAAAATCTAGAAGTATACATCATAAATGGATAAATGAAAATAGAAATAAAATATTACCAACAGAATATAATAATTCTTATGAATTTGATATTAAAAATAACCCTCAAAAATATTTAAAATATATGATTCATATGTGCCAAATTATGGAAGAAAAAGAAATGAAAATGTTTCAATTCTTTCCATTAAGAACAGATACTATCCCTAAATTTATCCCTATAGATACAAAAACACTTGTAGAATTATTTATTGAAGAAGATAACAATAAATATAATGAAGATATTGAAGGATATAAAGAAGAATTATGGACAACATATTTTAATCTTAATCATCCTATTTTTACACAATCTAATTATAGTTTTGATTATAGGATTTCAACTGATTGTTTCTCAGTTTCTATTCAATTATTACATAATTCTTTTATTGAACCTCAAAGATTAAAAAAATTAAATATGAAAAATAAGAAGAAAGAAATGAAAAATAACTGTAAAAATATGACACAACAACAGAAAGAAGAATATAAAATTAATTTAAAAAATATTAAAAAAGAAAATGATATAAAATATAAATTAAAATTTAAAGAAACTATTGATAAAATGAAACAAGACTTTAAGAAATTATCAAAAGAAGAACAACAACTTAAAGTTAAGCAAACTATTGATAAAAAGAAATTAGAAAAATATATTGAATTTCCTTATTTAGAAGATTTAAGCGATACTAAATTAAATCAATTAAAAAATTCTAACTGGTGTGTTGTGGATCCTGGTAAACGTTGTTTATTATATATGAAAAATTCTAATGGTATGAGATTAAGATATACTAATAAAACACATTTGAAAAAAACAAAAAGATTAAAATATCAACGATTATTACAGAATTATAAAAGAAAACAAAATATTTCAAAAATAGAAAATGAATTATCAAGTTATAATTCTAAATCAGTTAATTATAAAAAATTTAAGAAATTTATTAAGAAAAAGAATGAACTTAATAAAATATTATTAGAAAAATATAAAGATGAAATATTTAGAAAATATAAATGGTATGGATATATCAACCGTAAAAAAGCTGAAACTGATTTAATACGTGATATTAAAAAAACATTTGGTAAAGATGTGAATATATTTTTTGGAGACTGGAGTATTAGTCGTTCAATGAGACATTTCATATCAACTCCAAATTTAGGATTAAAACGAAAATTAGCAGAATATTATCCAATTTATAATTTAGATGAATACCTAACATCTTGTATAAATCATAAAACAGAAACATTAACAGAGAATATTTATTTACCAGATAAAAATGGTAAATCACGTAAAATACATTCAATTCTAACGTTATGTTTAAAAAATGCTTTGCATTTTTTAATCATAAGCCTAATTTTCTAATTTCTTTGAAATTAGGAAATAACGTATCAAACGGAAAGT